TTATCTTGAAGGGTTAGTTGATGCGCCATTAACCTGAGCATTATTTCTTTCCCACTCCAGAATATCAGAAAGCCACCAACGATTGGGGTTTCCCTTTATTGTTGGTTTAGGAAATGGTTTGCTGAGGGACTTTGGCTTTCTGTCTGGAGTACTCCAGAAATACAGAGTGCTTCGTGAAATTTTATATCGTTCCAGAATATCTTTGGTTAACAAGATTTCATTTGTTTTTGTAATGTCGTTCATTTTATTCTCCAGTTGAATTGTTTAATCATCGAAAAACCGCCCGAAGGCGGTTGTCAGTTGATTGATGTGCGGCGCATTTTGCGAAGGCTGGCAATATGCTTTTCCTTCTCAATTTCTGCTTTAATCATGTGTAGTTCGTTGTGATCGATTCGCTCAAATTCTGCATTAAATGCGCTAATTGAAGCGGCTCTGGTTCTCCCATCCAGCCTTCGGAAGATTACCTGCGTCAGAGTGATTTTGCAGACTTCAACCGGATAGTTGTTGGCATCGACGAAAGACTGCCCGCGCTGGATTAGAACGAACACCGGTAGTATTCCTTAATTGTCATATCATTTGCACCTCGTTGCTACTGGCTATCGCCATTGCTCCCCAAATACAAAACCAATTTCAGCCAGTGCCTCGTCCATTTTTTCGATGAACTCCGGTACCATTTCGTCAAAAACCTCCATGTATTTTTCATCCCGTTCGACCACGACATAATGCAGGCCTTCACGCTTCATACGCGGGTCATAGTTGGCAAAGTACCAGGCATCTTTTCGCGTCACCCACATGCTGTACTGCACCTGGGCCATGTAAGCCGACTTTATGGCCTCGAAACCACCGAGCCGGAATTTCATGAAATCCCGGGAGGTAAACGGGCATTTCAGTTCAAGGCCGTTGCCGTCACTGCATAAACCATCGGGAGAGCAGGCGGTGCGCATACTTTCGTCGCGATAGATGATCGGGGATTCAGTAACATTCACGCCGGAAGTGAACTCAAAGAGGGCTCTGGCGTCGTTCTCGTACTGTTTTCCCCAGGCCAGCGCTTTAGCGTTAACTTCCGGAGCCACACCGGTGCAAACCTCAGCCAGCAGGGTGTGGAAGTAGGACATTTTCATGTCAGGCCATTTCTTTCCTGAGCGGGGTTTTGCTATCACGTTGTGAACTTCTGAAGCGGTGATGACGCCGAGCCGTAATTTGTGCCACGCATCATCCCCCTGTTCGACAGCTCTCACGTCGATCCCTGTACGTTGCAGGATAATGTCCGGTGTCATGCTGCTACCTTCTGCTCTGTGACTTTCTGTTTCAGGAATCCAAGAACCTTCACAGCTTCAGCCTGTGTTAGTTCTGAAGATGTGTAAATGTTGCGGCGAAAAATCTGGGAACAGAGCGGCAACAGGTCGTCATCCCACGTTTTTTCCATGGAAGTAAGAAGGGCGTTAATTTCCGACATGGTTTCTTCGTTAACCGGGGTGATGTCGCGTTCCGGCTGACGTTCTGTAGTATATGCAGTATTTTCGACAATACGCTCGGCTTCATCCTTGTCATAGATGCCAGCAAATCCGAAGGCCAGGCGAGCACACTGAATCATGGCTTTGTGCCGTAACATCCGTTTGGGATGCGACTGCCACGGTCCGGTGATTTCTCTGCCTTCGCGGGTTTTGAATGGTGCGCGGCGACATTCATCCATCCACTCGGTAACGCAGATCGGGTGATTGCGATCTTTGCGGTAAATCCGGCATGTACAGGACTCATTGTCCTGCTCAAAGTCCATGCCATCAAACTGCTGGTTTTCATTGATAATGCGGGACCAGCCATCAACGCCAACCACCGGAACGATGCCGTTCTGCTTGTCAGGGAAGGCGTAAATTTCTTTCGTCCAGGGATTAAGGCCGTACTGGTTGGCGACGATCAACAATGCGATAAATTGCGCATCGCTGGCATCACCTTTAAATGCCGTCTGGCGAAGAGTGGTGATTAGTTCCTGTGGGTCGACAGAATCCATGCCGACACGTTCAGCCAGCTTCCCTGCCAGCGTTGCGAGTGCTGTACTCATCCGTTTTATACCTCTGAATCAATATTAATTTGGTGACGGGCGATGGTTTCAGCCATGTAGCGGATGTGTTCTGCCATGCGTTCCTGAAAATCGACATCGTCATCAAATGCACGGGAAATAGCTTTTTTGCTGGCCCCGTGACGTTGCAGATTATCGATGCATAGCGATTCAAACAGGTGTTGGGGCAGACCTTTTTCCAGGTCGTCTGCCAGCTCAGCTTCAGTTTCTTCACGGGCAATTTGCTGGTAGTGTCGTGCCCATGACTGCTCTTCAATGCGATCGGGGATAAGCCAGGCATTCATGATTTATCACCTTCGAAATTTTCAAGCCTGTTGGCAATCATGATGGCGATATCAGGGATTGCTGGCGCTGTGGCTATACATGCGGGGTTGGCGCACAAACCATAGACGGCGGCAATCACGAGCTGTCTTTTCCAGTCGAGAGTTACTGGCTCAGAATTGGCGTCATCGCCGGACGTATCACTGCCTGGCTCGTTCTGAACAACGGTTTCGCCCTCCTGAGCGGCATCAACAGAGTTTTCCTGAATGATCTTCTCCTCAGTTTGTGCTGAGTCTTCTCCATCAGCGGCGTCATTTTCTCCAAAAGTTTCAGCGTAAGTTTCATCTCCCATTACTGGACCACAGTCAGGGCAATGGCCGCCACCGTTCTGACTGCATGTGGTGCAAACCTTTTCCACTTCCTGTTGCATTACTGGCCCTGGCTGTTGAACCGCCCCGGGTTTCCTGGAGAGTGTTTTATCTGTGAACTCAGGCTGCCAGATCATCGTTTCCGATGGAAGCATAATAAGCTTTTTCTGCTTCTGCCG